TCTACAACTTGCGTAGCAACATTAATCAAAGACGTAATATAAGTATTGTCATCGTCATAGTCTGAGTCTATTCTTAAAAATGCTTTAGCCTCTGATAATGATATTACCGTAGACGTTGGAGCAGTCTTTAAAACTAGCTTACCATAAGGCACATAGTCAGAGCCTCTTAATGTGTTAAAGTTGTTGTTATAGTATTCCATTTTAAAAAATTAATGGAGAGAGTGTTTCCACTCCCTCCGTTAAAATATATAAATTACGCTTCAATCAAAGAAGCAAAAGCAGTATCGTTTTGTACAGCATCACCATCAACTAATGAAGTCAAGATATATCTTGGCTCACCAGTTCCAGCGTTAGTATAGATGTCATATATAACGTCTAAGCCACCGAACTGAGCAATGTGAACTTTAGAGAAGTCTCCGAATAGAGCGTGGTCTTTAGTAGCACCGCCACCATTACCAACATTACTAGAAACGAAAGAGAAATATCCGTTAATAGTTTTGTCTCTGTTATCATATAATGGAGAAACATTAGAAACTTGAGCAGCAGACTTAGCAGCAGTATAAGCATTAGTATCTACTAAGTAAGCCATTCTAGCACCTTCTAATTGTACACCAGCATCTAAGATAGCAGACTCAAGAGCGATAGCACTAGCAGCAGAAAATGCATCAGTAGAACCAGCAGCAGCGTCAGCGAAGATAGAAGCTGGAGCGTTAGATACATCACCAGTTCCTAATAAAGCAGCTTCTAAAGTAGCAGCAACAGACTGAGCCATATTTCTTCTCAATGCAGCCTCGATTGAAGCGTTTTGAGCGATAGCCTCAGCAGATACATTAACAATAGAGATAAGTTTCTTAGGAGATAATGTTACGCTTGTAGCAGTACCATTAGCAGCTGGAGCAGAACCACCAGTCTCAGCAACGAAGCCAGAGTTGATAGCACTAAATACTGGGAACTTCATATTGTCTACACCAGAGTAGAAATTAGCACCAGCAGAAGCTAAAACTAAGTTTGCTTCTAATTGGTCAGTCCAAGCCATAACCTCAGTAGCGTTACCAGCAGCAGTAGCTACAGCAGCACGAGTTAGGATTGAAGATGGTATAGCAATACCTTTAAATGATTGACCAGTGTAACGAGCCTCGTTTCTTGCCTCTTGGTCCATCTCTTTTACAAGACCTTCTAAACGACCAGTTGCAGCTTGATTCATAGCATCTTGGAAAGAATAGTCTCTCACTTCGCTAGGAGTGTTTTCTGTTACTTCTTTAACAGCTTTAGTAGCTTGAAGTTTCTCAAAAGATTCAGCACGAACTGCCATCTTATTTAACTCCTCTACTTTATCATTTAAAGAGTCAAAGTTGCTTTGCTCATCGTTAGATAAGTCACGACCTTCAGCAGATGCTACAAGTCCTTCCATCTTTTCGATAACCTCAGCTCTTTCCTCTTTGTAAGATTTTGAGTTTTTCATTTTATAGAAAATTAATATTAATATTTATTTTTTAAGATTCTTAAACGCATTTCATTGAGGGAGCGCTGTTTCAAATCTTCTTCTTCTTTTAATTCCCCTGCCTTATCAATTATGTAATTATCTATTTGTGTTTGGGAAAAGGTAGCTGAAATTAGCAAAGCAGAAAACATATTGAACATCTCGTCTATTGTAATGTCATCGTATTGTTGTTCAATAATCATTCTAGTTTCGTGCATTTTTAAAGATAGTTCCATTGTTTAGTTTTTTATAAGTGGTAAAATGTATTGATAGTTTGGTTTGTATTTATAAGGTATGGGAATTAGTAATAATGGATTTTTGCGTATATATACGTATAAATGCGTATCAGGTTTGGGAATATATGGTTCTTTAATTTCTGCTTTTATTTGTTTAACTCTTCCCATGACACAAAAATAATAATAATTTTGATAAAAATAATTTTGAAATGATATTTATTTTAATTTATTTTGCTTATATGATAGAAATACAAGGCTATAACAAGGTCAATTACCTAAAATTCCAAACCGAAATGGATGCACGGTTTGCGAACTGCGAACTATCTGAGTTAGAAATTGCAGTAAAACTTGGTTTAAAGTCAACGGCAACAATAAAGAACGCATTTAGAAAAGACAACCAGATAGTATCAGATGAGGTTATGTCTGGTATTATGGAGTGCATTGAGTTGAGGGGGTTTATTTTATGGATGTGTGGGGATAGGTACTATTATATCAAAACATAAATATCCTTAACACTATGAAAAACTTTTATTTTTGGGGAGGTGAAGGTGCAGAAAGTACCGAAGAACTTGACTGGGATGCACATACAGAAGGGCAAATATAAAACAATCAATATGCAAAAATTTGAGCCAGTTGGCAGAAAAATGTTAGTTGAACCATTAAAGGAGGACAACTACACAACATCAGTAGGTATTGAGCTTGTACAACTTGAATTCCAAAAGGTAAAGGTTGTAGAGGTAAGCAAGGAGTACAGCGATATGTACATACCTGGGGATATAGTAGTCATTAGTTCTAGTTCTGGCATTGGTCAGATGTATAATGGCGATGCTTGTCTATGGATTGACGCAAAGGCAGCACCAGACGGTGATGTTTGGTTTATTGTAAGGGAATACGAAAATGATGATGCAATTTAATATACCGATTCCTGTAGTTACCGAAAAGGGAGAGGATGGCTACGCTATTTATGTAGAGTCGTCTGGTATGTTTGAAAATGACATATGGTGTGTGGTTTTGTGTGATGGGGGAATTATTAGGCACTTCAACACTTCCCAAATAAAAATACATAAAAACGCAACCTTTGGAATACATAACATATCGGGACAATGATGAGGCTGGGGAACTACAATATTACATACTACAACGTGAGTTCCCTCACTATATAGGATTAATATCTACATACCCAAAGGATTCCATAATCTCATCTATACAAATAACCAACTATTATCTTTGGGTTGTTTTTAGCGGCTCTTTGAGGGGAAGTTTAATTCCAGGCTACAAAAATATAGAAAAGGATATTAAATTTGTATTGAATGACATGGCGATATGGTACTATGCTTATCGTATAGTACCCAATGAAAAAAAGTACAAAAAATTTAAGTATGATTCAAGCCCCAACAAATAAAGTAATAGTACACCCAAAGACAAGATACATAAGACATATTTCAGACCTAATGAAGAGGTCATCAATTCAAAACGGGGCATCGGTAGACCCAGCAGATGTGGTAAATATTGTAGGGGAAATAGTTTCAATTCCCCAACGAGTCACAACTGATATGCAATACGAAGGGTACTCAACAGAAGACCTAAGAGTAGGCGACATGGCGATATTCTCATTCAAGGTTATTTATGACCTAGTGATAAAACAAGAGAACGGAGAGCCAATATATAGGAACTTAGTAAACTACAACGGCAAGGAGTACTTTAGCTGCGACATTAGGAACTTGTTTGGGGTAATACGTGACGGGGAAATAATAATGGTCAATGGGTACGTGATGCTTGAAGAGTTTGAGCAGGACAAGATTATCTTGTCACAGACCATAAAGAAGACAAAGAGGGCAAAGTCTTCTCACATAATGCACATTGGGAACAATAGGCAACACCTCCCAAACATCCAAGCATCAAACGGTGACTTAGCATACTTTAACTCAGACAAGGTACAGCACTACGAAATAAATGGAAAAAAGTTTATAATCCTACAGCAAGACAAAATACTAGGCAAAGAAATTGTAGAATAAAAATTTTTTTCTTAATAATATTATTAAATTTGGCAAACTTTCAGCCAAAATGAATATTAAAGATTGTGTTGATTTTATTAATTTCTGGATAAGAAAAGAAAGAGGGTCTTTCTTAACAATAGAAGAATCCGTGGCTGTAATTGACCGTGGGCAAATTGCATACTACAATGATTTAATTCCTAAATATGCTGTATCTCAAATTATAAAGGATACATTGATGCCATTTAAAGAAACATACACATTTACTACAGCAGCAGCAGACCCTCAATTGGTATCAATTCCCGAACTATTTCAATCATCAGTAAGAGTAGCAAGTGCTGCATCTGTAGGAACTACTATTAACGTAACAAGCACATTGGGCTTAACTATTGGTCAAGTTGTTGTTGTAACGGGAGGTGCTGGGCAGTTTCAACCAGATACAATAATTACAAGCATAATAAACGCTACATCTTTTACCGTAAACATAGAGCCAATAACGCCCCTTGCTTTTGGTAACTCAATAACTACTTTTTTATTTAAGGAGTACCTTGACTTATTGGACTTAACAATAAAATATACGGCAAATTCAAGAGATACTTATTATTCAGTTAAAATGACAAATGAGGATGAGTTAGCTGATAAGTTAAATTCTCAAATAAATCCGCCATCAGAAAATTTGCCTGTTGGTGTTATGTTTCAAAGAAGAAGTATTCAATTGTATCCTGCTAATACAGTATATACGGGATTTGTAAATTATATGAGAAGACCAATAAAGCCAGTGTATGGTTATTCTGTTGTTGGGGGAAGAAGTATTGTTTATAACCCAAGTCAATCTGTTCAATTAGAATGGAAGGATACAGATGTAAACTTTATTCTTTTAAAAGCACTATCAAGCATAGGTATAAATTTGAGTGACCAAGAAGCATCTCAATTTGCAGAAATGAAATCACAAGAAAATTATCAAGGCGTTAACCATTTATAAAATAAAAAATTATGACAAAGGAAGAATGGGATTTGAAACAAAATTCTTTAAAAAAATCTTATAAGTATGTACCTACGGGGACTCCTGGGCAAGTAAAAAAAGTAGAAGATATTGAAGAAGATGATTCAGAAGATGATAACGGCAAAAAAAAGAAAAAACAACAAG